CGACGTGCTACTTCTGGTAATTCTTCAAATTCCAGTTGCACGATTAAATCTAGTTTAACATCTGTGTTAATCTTAAAGGTATGATTACGTTTATCATACATCTTGTTGCCACGTTGTACTAAGTCCTTGCTATCAGGGGCCAAAGTAGCGTCAGCACGTAAGGTATTATTAGGTACAACAATCTCACCATCGAGTGTTGGTCCCATAATCATGTTAAATTCTCGGTTGAAGTTCCAGCCTTCTGATTGGACGGCACGGTTCACCGAGTTGAGGATAGTTTCTGCCATCTCCGCATCGACCAAGCCTGACGAAAGACTGTTTACTGGGCTTTCCCCAATGGTCGAGAGCATGATATTGACAGCTTCTAGCTTGGTTGTGGGTGTCATTTTATTTCCTCAAAACAAAAAAAGGGCTACCCGAAGGCAACCCTTAGTTTAATTATGCAGACATCAATGCAATTGCAGATGCTGGACGTAGGACGTTGTGGCCCATAGCGTACTTAGCAACCATCAATGAACCTTGACGTTCAATTTGGTACTCAGACTCAACACCAAGGTCTAACAACTTAACAGTCGCAGCAGCGTCTTGTGCAAAGATAAGACCTTTAACACCGCTGTAGTCGCCTTTGTATGCGCCAGAGCGTGATAGTGGATCTGGAGTAAGACCAGTCACAGACTCGTCAGTAGTTGGGATGTGGTTAGACATATAGATGCTAACACCACCAACCTGAGGTACAACACCAGCAGATACTGAACCAGCACCACCAACGTCTTTGTTCAACCAAGTAGCTGAAGTAACGTCAGAAGCATTCAATAATGCGTAGTATTGACGAGGAGGAAGTACACAGACTTTCTCACCAGTAATGTCTTTCTTATCGAACTCTTCAAGAGCAGCGTAGATTGAACGAACAATCTCAGCACCAATCTCAGCATCAGAACCAACAGAACCAATGGTTACGTTGTTTGTGAATACTTCGTCGTCGAAAGCTCCACCCGGTAGACCAGCAGCGTCAGCAGCAGAGTCAATCATAGCAGCTTTAGCGATTACACGTGCGATGTTTTTATCAGCAGTGTTAGCTAGAGCATAACCAGCTTCTTTAGAGTAGATAGAACGCACGTCATAGTGGTTCATAGCTTCGTCGATGTTAGCAATGAACTGGCTAGAGATGAGCAAGTCATCAACAGTTACAGTGCGCTCACCGTGCTTGATTTTGTCAGCTTCAATCATCTGACCCGGAGTGTGGTACTTAGCAGATGCTACGCCAGTCATAGGGAAAGACGCTGATTTACCACCAGAAATAGTACGAGTACGGTGAAGACCCATGAAGATGTTCTTTTCTTCAAAAGCAGTTAATACTTCACCAGCATATAATTTTAAAAACAATTCACGGTCGTTGCCAGAAGCGTTGACCTGACCTAGACGGCTAGGATTTTGATTAGGAAGTGCCATTATTTTGTTACCTTTTAGTAATGAATAGGTTGAGTTTTGGTTAGTTTGTTTGTTTACTCAGCGTACCCATCACATCCTTTTCGCTTAGGTTGTCTTCCGCAGAAGGCCAAAGGTATTCATTCAGTAATGTTATTTGCTTAGTATAAAAAAGACCCCTCCGAAGAGAGGTCTAAAGAGACATAAAACTTAGAACACGTTAGAACGGCTCAGTTTATCTGAGACCATTCGTCGGTAAGCAGGGTCAGACTGATATCTAGGATCACGCATAGCTGCTGTCAGTTCCGCAGCACTTTGGAATGACCCGCCTGAGGTTCCGTTTGTTTCGCCTTGTAGAAGACGTGGTTCGGTTCCCACCTCAGAACGATAACGGGCAGTAAGACCATTCACTGCAAAGTTAATCATGTTTATGTCACCTGAATCGACGGCTTTATTAAAGGCATCAATTTCTGACGGAGGAAGATTATCACCAGCCCATTCAATCATCTGGTTATAGTTTTCCTCGCCACCAACAGTTCCGAAGATTTGTTCGTGGATGTCTGTAGCAAGAGCTTGTTGTCCTGCAATCCAAGAGTCTACGAGGGTTTTAGAAAAACCAGCTTCTTCCAATTTCTTGTAAGAGTCTTCGTTTAATCCACCGTTCTCGTTGAACTCGTTTTGAAGAGTGTCAAAGTCTACACCAGATTTATTAAGAACGTCTGCAACCTCGGAAGCAGATGCGGTCTCTGGGTCAGGTGTTTCTTCTGTAGTCTCTTCTTTTGTTTCTGTATCTGTGGAGGGAGAGCTAAGTTTCTTCTCAAGTTCTCCATAGGCTTTCGCCATATCTTCAACAGAATTAAATTTTTCAGGAAGCCAATCTGGGCGTTCCTGTCCAGCTTGTTCCGACTGAGCTACTTTATCGAGCATTGCTTGCTCATGAGCTTTTTGTTCCTCAGTCGGTTCTGTTTCAGTATAAGTGTTCAAAGTTTCTGCCATAAAATGTTACTCTTGTTGAGCAGCACCAGTCATAGCTTTCACAGCTTCAGGGGTGGCCTTAGATGCTATGTCTCCCATCATCTGTTGGGCCATCATCTGTTGCTGTTGTTCAGCCATCATAGCTTGTTCTTGCTGCTTCTGTTCAGGGGATTTAATCAAACCGTTGGTATCAATACCTAAGGATGCTCCAAGACGGTCTATGTAATCGTCTATGTTCATCTCTTGGGCGATAACCTCGGGACCAAGGGGCTGTAAGTATTGCAAGAACTGAGCAAGTTTATTCAAGTCCTGCCCACGACCTAGTGCTTCCATACCAGTTACGATGGTAGGTTTTACACTGTCCTTAGGCATCTTAGGCATTTTGCCTTGTGACTCTAAACGTGCTAGTATCAAGTTAACCAGAGGCATCTGGAACTCTTGAGATAGGATTGAGTATACACCACCCAATGCAGTCTCTAGCTCTTGTGCCATGTAACGTACTTCTTCAGCAGTTACACGTTCAGCCTGACGTTGTACGCTGGAGTTGAGTAGGAAAGCAAAAGACAATCGTTCAGTAATTGTACGAGATGTCTCTAGTGCTACTCGGAAGTCACCAGACTTTTGTACCTGTAGTGTTGATACGTCATTAGCATCACCCGTTACGATAGCTCCGTTAGGTGATTGTGCTAGGTTCTTTGCCTTAGTTGTCCCGTTAGGACGTACAAGGAATAAGACCTTAGCAGATGCAGCACTACCTTCTACGATTGCTTGGGTAAGTGCTTCTAGTGAACGTAAGTCACCAATGTATTCTTCTACAAAACCACGTCCATAATCTTCACCATCAATACGACTAAAGCGTAGAGGGATGAAAGGACAGCGGTCTTTAGGATAAGACCCTTGAGAACCCGGTACGACAATACCTTGAATCTCTTGGTATACTTCCCATTTCTTGCCAGTGTATTTAACACAGGTGAAAAGGTCGTAGTCTTTTGTGTTTCTATCTTCAGGGTCAGTTAGTAGAGCACGTGTCTCCTCATCCAACATAAGTGGAGAGACTGACTCTTTAGTAATTATTTCTAATACATTACCCATCGCGTCACGTTTTACAACGTAGCGGTCAATGCGGTATACTTTCATACCATCATTCTTGGGCATGTAAACAAGAGCGTTACCTGCTACGACAAGTTGCTTCAGTGCTTCAAACACTGGAACTCGAACAGCAGCACCTTCAATCTCTGAAAGACCAGCTCGTTCGATACGTCCTAATGCTTCTTCAACAGCACCACGGGCATCTGGACCTGCTACTTGAGCAAGGTCGTAGTCATCGATAACCAGTCGGAAGAAGGGACTATTAGGAGGCAAGAGTGTTAAAAGCAGTTTAGATGCGAGGTTATTTACGCCTCGGCTGCCTACTGACTGGTACGGTGTGTCGTATTCAGATGAACCTGTATGGCCATCTTTAGGTACCAGTGTTGGGATTGTAAGCTCTGCTGCATCTCTTGCACGTCGCAGGAAGGCATCTCTTGCAGCTTCAAGCTGTGCATAGCGACCAGCTACGCTTCCGTTGCCTTCTTCAATCATATTACACCATTAAAATTTTATTAAGAATTGGGGATATTTAATCCAGTACCTGTTCCCGGTACGTTGATTTGTTCACTGCGATTAATACGCAAAGCTCGTTTACCACGACGCTTCTTCTTTGCAGTTTCAGATGACTTCTCTTCTTCGTATGCACTAGATGCAAACTCTGGAGTCTGTGAAGTCACGGGTGCAGCCTGTGCTGCGCTAGATGCGGATCCACCGCCTCCTCCCATACACATATTAATTCTCCTCTTGTATCTCCTCATAGAGTCGGTCGAGGTAGTTAATGATACTCTGCTGACCTTGGAGATAACGTAATTGTTCGGGGGTTATTTGTTCGGTAGGTAGTCGATTGGGG